AGGACTGGGAAACCACGATCGCCGTGCTCCGGAACGACATCGAGGACGACAGTCTCGGCATCTACAATGCGCAGGCCCAAATGGCCGGCGACAGCGCCGCCGAGCTGAACGACATCATCGTCGACAGCCTGAAAAACGGTGCATTTACCAACACCGGCATCGACGGCCAGTATTTCTACGATACCGACCACTCGGTGGCCGGCGCGTCGGTCTCCAATAAGCTGACGGCAGTCTTGAGTTCCGCGACTCCGGCGGCGTCATTGGCCAGTTACGGCGCGGCGCGCACCGCGATCATGAAGTTTAAGGACGATGAAGGCATGCCGCTTCGGCTGGTACCGGACACGCTGGAAGTGCCGGCGGCACTGGAAGCGGTCGCCAACAAACTGATCAACGCGGACAAGCTCGACGACAACAGCCCGAACCCGTACAAGGGCACGGCCAAGGTGATCGTCAATCCGGCGCTGACCTCCGATACCGCCTGGTTCCTGCATGTCACCAGCAAGGCCGTTAAGCCGTTCATCGTGCAGATGCGCAAGCGCCCAGAATTCGTCTCGCAAACCTCGATGGAGAATGAGGACGTGTTCATGAAGGCCGAGTACAAGTTCGGCGCGGAAGCGCGGGCGACAGGCATTTACGGCTTCTGGCAGTTGTCTGTCGGCAGCACCGGCGCGGGTTAATAGGAGTTGATGATGGCTGCAACCACTGAAAAGAAAAACGCAAAGACAGTGCCGGGCCTCCGGGTCCGGTCAGCTCGCAACGGCTTCCGCCGCGGCGGCCGCGAATGGTCCGGCACTGCCGAGATCGCATGCAGCGAACTGACCAAGGAGCAGATCGCGCAGATCAAGGCCGAGCCGCTGCTGGTCGTCGATGACATCGAGATCGCGCTGGACGCGGGTTCCGAAGAGTAAGCGATGAGCTACTGCACCAAACAAGACCTGTTGGATCGCCCAGGCGGCGAGCGGGAGTTGATCCAGCTCACCGACCTGGACAATCTGGGCGTTATCGACGATACGGTGCTGAACGCCGCGATCGCCGACGCCGACGCGGAGATCGACGGCTATCTGATCAACTATCTGCCGCTGGCGGTGGTGCCCGCCAACCTGAAGCGTTTGGCCTGCGACATTACCCGATATCGGCTGTATCGCGAGCAGGTGACGGACCGCGTCAAGGATGATTACGACAATGCGATCAAGTATTTGGAAAAGGTCGCGACCGGGAAGATTAAGCTGGCGCCGGATACCACAGGCACCCTGCCGGAAGTTGCCGGCGGTACGGTGGAGTTCAGCTCCAGCCCGTCGGTATTCGGCCGGGATAGTTTTTAAATGCTGGCCGAGCTGGAACAGGAGCTGATCGCCGCCGTGAAGCTTTCGCCGATCGCGGCGAACCTGCGCGAAGTGGCGGTGATGCCGGACGGCGACGGCGCCACGGTAGTGAAACGCTTCGCGAGTTCTGCGCCGGCGGTTTATACCGTCGCCGGCCCGGTGAGTTACGGGGATGCGTATGCCGAGGTCCGCTTCGATCTGATCTGCATCGCCCGCAATGCCCGCGGCGTCGAAGCCGCCCGGCACGGCGATGCGCAGACGATCGGCTTGTACCAGATCATCGACACCCTGGCTTCCTATCTGGACAGTTTGAAAACGACCAGCACGGTCTGGTCGGTAAAAAGCGCGGACTTCGCCAAGGGCGCTGTCTGGCTAAACAGCGGGCTACAGGCAGGCAGTTTGCAGCTGACGGCCAAGGCGACGAATGCGGCGATCAATGATACCGCCCTGGCAGCACTGGCCGACTTCGCGACCTTCCACGCCGATTATGACGTGGACCCGCACCAGACGCAGGCTGAACATCAAAAATGGGTCGCCGAGCCGCCGGTTTATACGGCGAGCCGGCCGGAATTGACTGACGATTTAACCAACTTGCAGGATTGAGATGATTATTGGACAACCTGTTTCAATACGCCCTCTGAACGGCGCGGTCGTGAAAAAACCGGACGGTTCCAATCTGTCTGCGGGCGGCGAAATTGTTAGAGGTAGCGCCTATTGGCAGCGCCGGATACGGGAAGGCAGCGTCGAAGAAGTTGGCGCGGGTTTGATCAGAAATCCACCGATTGGCGAGCGGGCGATCACGCTATATGGCTCGCTTGCCGACCGACCGCCGGCGCCTGAATTTGGCAAAAAGTCTTGCGAGATCATAACGGATAAGATTTACATCAGATGCACATCGACTCAGGGCTGGTGGTTCAGCGAGGGCTTCAGCGATTCTGTCGATGATCGCCCTGCCGCGGCCGATCTTGGCATCGGTAATTGGCGGACGGAAGACGGATATTATTCGGTCTCCAACGGGACGATATGGGGAGATGGAGATATTACTGCCATCGAAACTGCTGCAATATTGGTCGCTAATGCTAAGATGGCCGCCGAGGCTGCACGCGATGCCGCCCAATTATCAGCAGGAGTATATGCCGATACTGCGGCCGGTTTAGCCGCAACTGCGAACACCCAATATTTCAGCGTGCCTAGCGCCGATAGCGCGGAATTTCTTATCTTATATCGCAATGAATCAGGCGTAGCGTCTGAAAAGAAGCGATATCCATCAGTTTCCGCCGTTACCGATCTTTCTGTTAGGACTACACAAGCGGAACTAGACATAGATGTTCTGCAAATTCAGACCGCACCATACCAAGCCAAAAGCACAGACATGGGCGGTATCGAGCCTATTGGATTATTTGCGGCACGCGGGGCCGATGGTGAGCTGTATAGCCTCCTAGCCTTTCTGGCCGATGGCAGTATTAGCAGCGAGCCGTTATCGGACTTCATCTTATCAAAAATGGGCGGGGTGAGTATATATAGCGTTGAAGCCGGCGATTGGGGCGCCTATGTGGTCGGTCAACGGGATGCCGGCGGCGTATTGTATGCCCTATCTGGCATAAAAGCGGACGGTACATTTTACGCGCCCGGCCTCACTGTCCAGGGAGCCAGCGAAATCCTGCATATACCAATGCTAGGACAATCGAATATGGCAGCGGATGATTCAAAGATGCCGTTATCATCCGCTGCAACTGGATGGGGCGCACTGATGTTTTCGCGAGGCGTAAAAACATGGAGCAGCACCGATAACCCAACTACTCCCGCAATGAGAGCCGACAGCGGATTTACGCTGATCGACCTGAAAGCTGGAGATGTGGAAACACGAGCCAATGCAATGGCCGATGCCTATACCGCCAAACTGCTGGGATTGTCACGTTTCGCGCCATCTCTGCCAGCCGATGCACCAAAAATTCTGATCAGCTTCTCCGGTATCGGTGGACGGAAACTCACCGAGGTTGGCCCTGAAGACGATGGCGCGAGCGGCAGACCTGGGGCGCGGACTCCGGGCGGATATTGGCCCACTATGTTGGACGATATTGCGCGCGGTAAAGCGTCGGCCGTCGCCCGTGGCGATTCCTATAGCGTTCCGGCATGGGTATATGATCAGGGGGAGAGCGAAGGCGATCTGATGATGTATTTTGGCGGGGCCAGCTCTCTGCCATCCGAAATCATCTCGGCCTATTATACAAAATTCCTAGCGATGGTAAGCGCCTTTGATATTGCTGTGCGCGGTATTACAGGCCAGACCAAGCCTATACCGATCTTTGTTACGCCGCCTACCTATAATCTACTGACGCCAACGGCGATAATGAATGCCGGTGATAATTCGCCGCTGGTATTTATCATCGGCGCACGCTATCAGATGCCGTCGGCCAAAAACGCCAGCAACGGCCTGACAGGGACATCTCAGAACTGGGGTAACGAAATCCACTACGCGCCAGACGGTCACCGCTGGATTGGGGAAATGTGTGCAAAAGTGATGCACAGGGTGCTCAACGAAGGTGAGGACTGGCAACCGTTGAGAGTATTAAAGGCGGTGAAAGTGGATGCAACGCACGTCGATATAGTGCTGCATGTTCCACGCCCCCCGCTGGTTATCGACACAGAGTTTCTACCTAAGGCAAACGGCCTTGGGATCACCATATACCCAGGTAGCGTGAATGGGGCAACCGGAACGCGTCTACCGGCAACCGCCGCTGAAATCCTCCCGGATGGCCGCACTGTACGGTTGACATTTTCATCCGTTCCTGCCGCCGCGGTTTTGGCAATCGGTCAGTCGCTGTGTGACTTCGGAGCCTCATATACAGCCGCTGCGGTTGGCGTAGGATCTGCTACAGCAGACGGATTTTCGACATACACCGTTAGTATCGCAGGTGATATTCGGGGTACATTGAAGCCGTTAACCGATGAAGGTGCGTTTTGGCTAAGGGCAACACTACCTGATGGCACCGTCACATCGCAAGGCATCGTCAGAGCGGTTTCGTTCGATGGAACTAATACGGTGCTTGCGGGTGAGGATCGCGAATTGAGAACAGGGGGTTCCTACGTGCCATTTGCAGCTGGTAATTCCCTGGGATTTATGAGGCTAAATCCCTACACAAATCTGCGCGACAGCGATACGGCTATGGCCCTGAATACATTTGCATCAGGACCACGAACTGGGGCGCTTTACCCGCTACACAACTGGTTATGCCTTTATGATGGCATGACAGTACAAGGAGCTTAAAATGACCGCTTTAATCGAAATGCCTGGCGTATTAACAAATACAACAGGATTGCAAAAAATCATTACTACTAATAACGGGTTTCCTGACGGCGGCCTCGCTGATCTATTTTTGTTTGGTGAGTCTACCGGGACAGCTGCCGCTAACTCTGTAACAGCACGGCCGTCTGGTTTGGTCGAACAGCTAGCGGCCGGCGACTATGCAGGAGCTTATTCTTGGCTTGGTGGTGGCATTGAACTCCAAGGGACATACATCGTATCAATGCCTGAATTCGATCCTACTGTCGCGTGGTCATTAGTTTATGCGGGGGCGGTCACTGGCAGCCTGTCTGGAGCAACCGAGGCTATTTCAGGAATGATTGCATTCAGGGACAGATCAACGGGGATCACGCGAGGGCCTGCATTGTATGCCAGATCATTCCAGGCAGGTGGCGTTACTGGATACTACCAGCATCGGATGTGGGATGGCGCCGTAACGGATGGTGCAGCCACAAACCTCAGCCCATCGGCTAACCTATCTGTCGCAAATTCGCACCGGGTTGCCATACTGAGTTACAACGGCAGCGATACAGTGACATCCACACTCTATGATAAGGATGGCGCCGTAATAGCGACTGGAACCATATCTGCAACAGATGCCGGGATGACCACAAGTAATGGCGCGGTAAGCGCGTTGGTTAAGCCAGCAATAGGTATATCTAACACTGTTTACGATGGCGGCATCCAGCGGGTTGAGGCGTTTGCTCGCTATAGCCGAGTGTTGGCGACAGAGGATATTACTCGGATATGTGCGCGCGCTGCTGCTATCGGAGCGGGTCGAGGCCGGCCTTGGTAATACATAGGAAGGCTACGACATGAATAGCCCCAGCAACTCTCCCCTTTAGAGATATTGCCAAATTATCGCAAACAAGGAGCATGACATGATTTTCGGCCAATCCATCAGAATTAAACCCGCCGCCGGGGCCAGCGTCCGCAAGGAGGATGGCCTCTACTTGCGGCCCGACGGCGAAACGGTAATAGCCTCCAACTACTGGCTGCGCCGCCTGAATGCCGGCGATATCGAGCTCGTCACGCCGGACGATGCCGTAACCACAAAATCAAAACCCAAAGGCTAACCCATGCCAGACAACATCCCATTTTTAACCATCCCCCTCGACTGGCGCGTCCCCGGCGCCTATGTCGAGATCGATCACACCAAGGCGGTGCGCGGCCTGCCGGTGATGCCGCACAAGATGCTGATGCTGGGCCAAAGGCTGAGCACCGGCACCGTGGCCGCAGGAGTCTTGACCCGCGTCAGCCGCACGGAAGACGGCGTCAACTATTTCGGGCGCGGCTCGATGCTGGCGCAGCAGATCGAGGCGGCGCTGAAGGTCAACCCGTACACCGAATGCTGGGCACTGGCGCTAGACGACCTGGTCGCGGGCGTGGCGGCGGCGCAGACGATCACCCTGACCGGCGCGGTCACCGCCTCCGGCACGCTCTATCTGTACATCGGCGGCCGGCGGCTGTCGGTGCAGGTCGTCGCCGGCGAGACGATGACCAACATCGCAACGGCGGTGGCGGCGGCGATCAACGCGGATCCGGACGGCGCGGTGACGGCCTCCAGCGCGTTGGGCGTGGTCACCTGCACGGCGCGGCATAAGGGCGCCGAGGGCAACGACATCGATTATCGGGTCAACTATTACAGCGGCGAGTTCCTGCCCACCGGCCTGGCGGTGGCGTTTGCCTCGTCCGTTACCGGTACCGGCAATCCGGACGTGTCGGCGGCGATCTCGGCGATGTCGACGATGAACCCGTACACGATCCTGTGCGGCTGGACCGACACCGCCAACATCCAGCAGCTGGAAGCCGAGCTGGACAGCCGCTGGGGCGGCATGGACATGCGTACGGGGCATGTGTTCGCGCACAAATCCGGCAGCTATTCGACATTGGCGGCTTACGGTTCGGCGCGCAATTCGGCGCACACGACCATCAGCGGACTGTACAAATCGCCGACCCTGCCGTGGGTGATTTCTGCGCAGTTCGGCGCGGCGGTCGAGTTTGCCGGCGCCAACGATCCGGCGCGGCCGTTCCGCTCGATCAGCCTGCCGAGTGTGCTGGCTCCGGTCGAGGCGGATCGATTTACCGATACCGAGCGCAACAATCTGATGCACGATGGTATCAGCACGATCATTTTCGACCAAGCAGGCAGCGCGATGATCGAGCAGGTCATCACTACATATCAGCAAAACAGTTTCGGCGTCGAGGATGTGTCACTGCTGAAGCTGAATACCAAGTGGACCGTGGATTACATGCGCTATGCGTTCCGGGTCGCGGTACTGCGCGATTATCCGCGCCACAAGCTGGCAGGCGACGACGTGCTCGGCAAGATCCAGCCGGGGCAGCCGATCGCGACGCCGAAGCTGATCCGCAACACGCTGATCGCGGCGGCGACCGATCTGGAACGCGCGGGCCTGCTGGAAGACATCGACCAGTTCATCAACGATCTGATCGTGGTGCGCTCGACCAGCGACGTCAACCGCGTCAACGCGATCATCCCGCCGAACACCGTCAATCAGTTCGACGTGTTCGCGGCGGCGGTTCAATTCATTTTATAAGGGGGCGACATGGCTCAGGTAACAGGGCGAGTATTCATCACGGTGGCGGGCAAGCGGCTTGCCAGCAAGGAAGGCGCTAAATTGATGTATGGCGGCCTCTCGCGCGAAGCGGTCGTCGCCGATACCGGCGTGGTCGGCTATTCGGAAAAAACGGAGGTGCCGGGCGTCGAATGCACGATCGCGCATACGGCCGATGTAAAGCTGGCTGATTTTCGGGCGATGACGGCGGCGACCATTTCGTTCGATACCGATACCGGGGCCAGCTTTGTGCTGAACGGCGCCTGGTGCGGCAATGCGCTGGAGCTGGAGAAGGGCGAAGTCAAACTGACCTTCGGCGCGCTGGATTGCAAGGAGGTTTGATCGTGAATGTTTTGGAAAAGCTCAAACAAAGTCATACAGCGATAAAGACGACCGACTTAGGCGCTGGCGTGGTTGTCGGTCTGCGAATACTCACCGACCAGGACTATCTGGACGCGGAAATCCAGACAAATCTGGCCATGCGTGCCGCTGGCCTGGGCGAGCTCAATATGGGCACGGCTGAGG